ACCGAAACTTTCACGACTTGCTGTCGCTCCATCTTCAGGCAAGTCCAATGGCGCCATGGCAAGTGTGATAGCATCATGGTGGAATGCTAAGTTTTGCTTATGACTTGAACCACCAACACCAGTTTTAACGGTAATAGCTGCATCTTCTGCCGGTGCAGTTGTTACCGTTTGGAATGGTCCGCTCGTTATAATTGGAGGTGAAATAGTTAATGCAGCTGGGCCAGTAGTGGAACCAGAAGCAGCATCCACAGTAACAACAAATGTTTGCAGGTCACCTGTATCTTGGCGGGTCTTTCTATTAACCGAATTTACACCAGCCAGCGTAATAACGTCACCAGCAAGTAATATACCTGCCGTGTCATTCGTCCAACCATCGGTATTTAATGTCTGTGTCCAAGAATCGCCAGAAGCTGCGTAGGTTGTATTTTGCGATGCACCATTAACTAAAGGTGTGCCAGTATTAACCCCAACAGTATGAAGTTTCAAAGATTGGTTTTCGAATAGTTCAAATTTACTGTAACGGCCAATACTCGCTTCTTCTATTGCTTTTTTAGCAATTTCTTTAGGGAATACATTTTTTAGACCATCAGCTAATGCAAGGCTAGCATCTTCATCATAGAATGCAGTCCATCGAATATTTGTCGGCGTACCTAATTTGGTGAGAACTTTTGCTGCTGCACCAACTTCTAAAAAGGTTGAAGGAGCTACACCAGGTGTACCAACAAAGTTACCGATTTCCTTGTAAACATCTGCAATTGCAGATTCTACATCTTGTGCAAGTTCTGCGGCTGCTGGTTGCACATAACGTTCGGTAAAATCTTCAACACTCAAGGTTAAGTCTTCAGATGTGATAGCGAAAGCAACATGCTTGCGTTTATCCAATGTAACGCTTGCCGCCCTTTCTTCAACGTCTGACTTAACAAGCGTTGCGCCATCGTTTGATGTGAACATAATAGGGCGACGAACATCAATTGTAGCACCCACCTTGCGGAATTTATCATCAAGCTGCCGATCAATTTTAGCAGCCATTTGCATTGAGTTCATAAACTCTTTTAATAACAATCGAGTTACGAGTTTCGTATTTTTGAAATTATTAGCCATTTTAGGTCCTTAAGACCTGAACTAATTAAATGTACTCATCCATTCGTCAATAGGCATTTCGTCGCCTATTTCAGACTGTAAAGCACTACCCGAACTTAACGGGGTAATTGGATCAGGTGCTGCACTAGGTGTAATATCTGGTTTAACAGATAACTGTGCAGAAAGTTTTCCTATTTCCATCATGGCCAATGCGGGAGACATATTTGATATTGACTCTGCTTTATCTAAATGGCTTCCCAAATGATAAATCAAATCAGCACCATCAGCCATTTGCATCATTGCAAAGGCGACACCCGGCGGCAATTCAGGAATAGAATCGGCCTTACTATCAAAATCTTCTTTACCAAGCGTTTTAACTTGTTCGTTAAATGTATCAGCTACTTGTTTAGCTTCAACTTGCTGCTTGTTAGATTCGTCAGTTTGTTTACGTTCTGCGAGTTCACTATCAACACCCTGTTGTATTTGGTATTTAAGCTGAGCAGCTTCAAGCTTTTCAGTGTCATAACCAATTTCAGGATCTTCAAGTTTAGGTTCTTTCAAAGCTGGTTTGGCGTTAGCCGAAGCCATCTCATCAAGCCTTTTTTGCAAATCGTCGGCTCTTTTCTTTTCTGCGTACTTATCTGCTGTTACTTTATTGATGCGTTTTTGAAAACCGTCTTCAGTTGGCTTTTCAGCTTCAGTTGTTTCTGGTTTTTCCGCATCTTCGGGGGCTGATTCCGATGGTTTGGCTTTCTGCTCTGGTTCTTGAGTTTCCTTCTCATCACGATCAATTTCTTCCTGAACAAACTTGTCCAAAGGGTCTACCTGTGCAGCTTTGTTTTCTTCACTCATTTTCATTTCACCTAACGGTTGATTTTATCCGCCAATTAAGGTTTGACGTATACCTTTTGTAAATATTACTAAATTTTAGTTAATTACACAAACCCATGATTGATATTTAAGTGTTTGACCAAATAAGCATTAGTGTTTTCTTGCCAAATTCAGGAACGGATTTTGTATTTTTTAAATATTTAACTTTAAAACCTAAGTCTTCTAATTTTTTGGCTAAAAAACTTAATTTTACTTTTATTCCACTATCTAAGTTTACAAAGTTAGCTCTTCCACCAGGTTCTGTTACCATGAATAATCTTATGAATGCTCTATTCCCTTCAACTGCCAATTTTATTTGATCTTTTATTAAAGGCATTGAATTTGTAACTGCATTATCATTTGTAAATTTTATAACAGCATTTAAAACATCTTTTGATTTTAACATTTCCACCTCAGTTATAAGTTATCTTGTCCAGCACTAGCAGAAGGTTGTTCAACGGTCAACCTTCTAGCGCTATCGATATCAGCTTGTTGCTCTTGTTGTACAGCACCTTGAACAATGTCGGCGGCTTGCTCGCGGTTTGGCCCTTCGTCAATAGATTGTTGGCCTTCAATTATAATATCTTGTTGTTTAACTCTGATATCGTGATCGTCTTCGGTTAATGGAATACCAGACTCAACTTGTTTCTTAAATGCATCAATAAGTTTTTCATATGCTTCAATCGTAGCTTTTTGAGTTTCAATAGTTGTCTGTGTTGTTTTAGCGTCCTGACTTTCTATATCGCTCATCAACTTGGTTGTTTGCATATTGATGTTATCGGTGATCGCCTCTTGTTGTGGATCTGGTGCTTGCTCTTGGTCAAGACCGAATTCTTGAATTTCCTCTTCTGTTGGTTCAACCGTCCCTTCAACAATCATTTGTTTTCTAATGCGTTTAACAAGCTCTTTTCTTTCAAGTATTGGCAAGTCTTTAGCAACTAAATCCATTGCCAAAGCTTCAAATCTTGGTGAGCGAGTTATCAATTCTATAATCTGCTCTGCTGATTCTTGGCGTTGAGTGGCAAATGCTGGGCCAGATTCTGCAACTACTCCATATCGGCCAAATGCTAAATCATTAACGAGGTTTGACTCGCCTGTTTGCTCGTCCGTTATTTCCTGGTTAACTGCATTGATTTCTACGCTTTCAGTTTCTCCATCCCTGCCCATTATTCTAACTTGTCTTGCTGTATCGTAAATTCTAGGAACAAGATCAAGGAGTATTTCAGCTGTGTATTGCTGTGATTTTAATTTGTTGTCAGTGAATACATAAGAACCTCTATCACCTAACCTTTCTTGTGCCTGTATGGCTTTGCCTGATTTCAATTCTGGATTAGCGCCCAGGCTTGGCGGTTGCATTCCTGTGACATGGTAAATGTCCATTGATGCTTGTTGAACTTGTTGAATTAATGATGATTGGACGGCAGGAGCTCCACCCCTGGTTGGAGGCCCAGGAAACTTAAGATCTGGATTAAATGGCATAAATGGAGAGTTTGACGTGTTGAAATTCGCGTATTTAGTTTCGTGGCCTAACGCCTGAGTCGGTGTGTACCATATTGGATCTTTAGGGCTTAACGCTATTGTTTCAATAACTGTCGTTGTTGCATAGTTATAGATTCTATTGGCATCTTTAGCAAATCTAACTAGACCCCTGGTGTAAGTTTTCCCTTCAATATGGCTTTGTCTTCCGAACATTGGAATTAATGGTATAAATTTTCCAGCCCAGTCTTTGGCATCTTCAAGTATTCCGCTACCATCCATCAGATACATTTTTACATCATGGCTTTCTACTTCAATTGTTTTCTTAACTGTAACTCCTTGTGCTGATAGCTCATCTAAAACAGACTTTTCTTCTTCAGCATCAATTATCCTACCGTCAGACAATAATGCTATTTGTTTTCTTTTAGGTATTTTAACCCAGTATTCAGCGACTTTTACAATCCCCTCACGAAACCAACCGTTGCATTGTGAACTATTTAATTTTTCTTGCGGCCAATCGATAGATGGCGACCCAGGGAATCTCTCTCTGTGTTCTTCCGTTGGCATATCAACAGTATTAAATGCCCATTTAGAATCATTTTTGTCGTACTCCGTTGATGAATCATCAAACCATAAAGAAGTAGTTGCGGTATTGATTGATTTTATTTTAATGTTCTGGATAAATGGATCATCCTCATCACGCTCAGTGATTATTCTCCATCCGCCGAACCCACCATTAACCACCTCATCAAATGCAGTATCATAAGCGTTACTTGCTTTACTGGTTGACTCGATATTTCTTATTAGACCCTCCATAACTTTAGCTGTATCTTCGGTTGATCCGCCAGATGTAGGTCTAACCTTCATATCAGTTCTATTTTGACGCTGATCTCCAATTAGTTGATCAATAGCACCGGCAACGCGATTAATGGTATATCTTGGGCGGTTAGCCCTTTTTGCTTTTGCACCCTCATCCCATTGACCATCCTCGGTTTGTGCAAACTTAATATCTTCAACAGCGAGCTTACGTTGATCACGTTCTTTCTTCTCTACTCGCTTATACCTTTTTAAAGCCAATGAATGTATTTTTTCTTTCTCGGTAGACATAATTTACCATTCCGATTTAAAGTTAATTTCTTTGGGTTTTCTAACGTCAAGTTTCCCGCTAATATTCATCTGACCAAACTGCCTAAATGAATCCGCACCTTCTGTATGCTCATCTTTTAAATGAGTATCCATGTAACGACCTGTTGTGTTGTTCCATTTTTTTCTATAAGAGTCTAAATGTGTAATGCCTTCTTTACAATTCTCTTCATCAAAACAACAGGTTGAAAAAGAATCTCTTGTCGCTTGAATTCCGTGACCAAGTTCGGCAACTCTTGGGACTATTTCAAACTTTCTCAACCCTAAGTTTTCAAGCATTTGCATTGGTGATATGTTTTCAACTTCTCCCTGCCTTTCATGATCTGCATCATGAGGAAGGTAATGAACACCCCACGTATAACCCAGTTTATTTAGCTCGCCTACATAGTAGCTATAGGTTTCATCCCATCCTTCAATGTACCCTATAAAGTGGTCCATTTGGCCTATCCTTTGATGTAACCATATACCAGTACCATCTGAATTGCCAATATCCCAAAATGTGTTAACCGGGTAACCTGGGCGGTGGGGTACTCTTGTTATTCCTCCACGCTTTCTTAATTTGGTCATTTGAACAGTATAATAACAACCTTCTTTAGATTTCTGGAAAGCTTCTTTTATAGTACTCGGGTATTCTTGCCACATTTTGGATTCTTCTCCGGTAAAATCTGCGTCACGTGTCATTATCCACCATGATCTTTGCCCTAAAGATAGGGTGCAGCCTTCACTGACCTCGATCTCATTAAAGTACTCATGTTCTTTTTCTGTGATTATTATATTTGATGGGTCAGTTGTATATTTTTCCTCAATCCACCATGGATAAAAATGCAGCTTATAATCTTTAGGGTTTAGCTCCCTACCTTCATTCATAAGTTTTTGTGCTCTCATAGTCATTTTATAAAAGTCTCCATCCTGGCCTTCTGAAGTACTTTCAATAAATATCATTCCGTTTATAGGTACTGCCGGGATAGATCCTGTTATTATTTCAGCTGCTCTTTCCGGATATTTTGCGCATATCTTCCCGAATTCAGAAATATGTAAATAATGCAACATATCCCCCCTGGCTGATATAGAAACACTTATTGCACTTTTATTATGAGCGTATTCTAATTCACTTGTGTTCTCTGTTGATAAAGGTAATGCTCTATTTAATGATGGTGGTAGATTATCATGTGCAAACCTAACC